GGAGACCCTCTCAACGGTGGTCCATTGGGAGATGGCTGTGAATGGTATGAACTACCAGATCACAGAGTGGATGAACGAGCTGGACGCGGATGAGGTGATCGTGTGTCTGACCGACAGTGAGAACTGGCGGAAGCGGGTGATGCCCACCTACAAGGCGAACCGCGCAGGTGCCCCCAAGCCTGAAATGTTGGGGGCCCTGAAGCAGTACCTGATCGACCACTACAGGACCTACATCCGGCCCGAGCTGGAAGCGGATGATGTGATGGGGATCCTGAGCACGCACCACAAGTTGGTCAAGGGGGAGAAGATCATCGTGTCCATCGACAAGGACATGAAGACCATCCCCGGCTGGCTGTTCAACCCCGACAAGGACCTGAAGCCGCGGTACATCGAGGAGGATGAGGCTGACTACTGGCACCTCATGCAGACCCTGACGGGCGACTCCACCGATGGTTACCCCGGCTGCCCAGGCATCGGTCCTAAGAAGGCCCAGCTCCTGATGTGTGTCGCCGGGTACGATGCCATCGAGTTCAACAAGGACTGGCGGGATGTCGCATGGGTCATGATCGAGAACGCCTACAAGTCCCGCGGGCTGGGACTGTCGGATGCCCTGATGAACGCCCGAGTGGCTCGCATCCTGCGGGCTGAAGACTACAACTTCAAACGGAAGGAGGTACGGTTATGGTTCCCGAGATGGTCTTGAAAGAGCCCTGCTCGCAGTGCGCTAACTTCATCGACGACGACATCCCAGCCGTCTGCTGGACCTGCCTCAGCCAGGAGGGCTACCCGGAGTTCAGGAGCCGGGAGGAGACCCACGGGATGGAGATGTTCGACTCGCGGGAATGGCTTGGGACCTATGTTACCCCTGAGGGAGAGGTCCCGGTCTACGAGGACCCGGCGACATGGAAGCCCAGCACCGCGGTGAAACAGGTCGGTGGCTCTCANTACNAGATGCCCATCGAGCCCGTCGAGTTCATCGTGAAGAACAACATCCCGTACCGGGAGGCGAACGTCATCAAGTATGTCGTGCGCCACGCTCGCAAGAACGGTCGTGAGGACATCCTCAAGGCTATCCATTACCTCGAAATGATTCTGGAGGACTACCCCTCATGACGACCGACAACATGATGACGCAGGAAGATGCGGCCGAGGAGATCCCCAACGTGGTGGAGTTCATTGAGGACTTCATGCGCGATGTGGCTGAGAGCGGCGAGCAGGTCCAGCAGTACATCTTCAAGTTCAACAACGTGAGCGTTGTGCTGGCTGTTTCCCTGGTGAGGGTGGACCGTGAGAAGGGAGTGACCCACTGATGAAGACCCCATCGTTTCGCGCACAGGTGCTGACCCGGCGCACCTACAACCGACCCCTGGACAAGACCGGCGAAGTGTTCGAGCGGTGGGACCAGACGGTTGACCGGGTCATTGGTCACCAACGGTGGCTGTGGGAGAGGGCGCTCGGGGCCAAGCTGGGTCCCGAGCAGGAGGCTGAGCTGGAAGAGCTGCGGCAGTTGATCCTGGCCCGCAGGGTGATGCCCTCAGGGCGCACCCTGTGGCTGGGCGGGACGGCAATCTCTCGGACCCGCGAAGCCTCGATGTTCAACTGTTCGTTCGTTGAGGTGGAGACCGTCCACGATGTGGTGGATGGACTGTGGCTGTTACTCCAGGGCTGTGGGGTGGGCTTCCACCCCCGACCTGGGGTGCTCAACGGGTTCACCAAGTACATCCCTCAGATCACCGTCGAGCGGTCTTCTAGGACCTCGAAGGGCGGCCATGAGCAGAACGTGGAGGAGTGGGATGCAGTCAACAAGGTGTGGACCATCAGGGTCGGTGACAGTGCTGAAGCCTGGGCCAAGTCTATTGGTAAGCTGCTGGCTGGGAAGTATCCCGCCAATCAACTTGTATTCGATTTCCGCGCTATACGCCCCGCTGGGGAGCGCCTTGCTGGCTACGGTTGGATCAGCTCAGGTGACGACCAGATCCATCGGGCTTACAAATCAATAGCCGAGCTGATGAATCAGCGGGCCGGGAAGCTCCTGACAGCTATCGACATCCTCGATGTGATGAACTGGCTCGGGACCATCCTGAGTTCCCGTAGGTCCGCGGAGATTGCCCTCCTGAGCTACGAGCACCAGCAGTGGGAGGAGTTCGCCCGGGCCAAGTTCAAGTTCTGGGAGAAGAACCCACAGCGGGCTCAGTCGAACAACTCCCTGCTGTTCTGGGAGCGGCCCTCGAAGATGGAACTCCGCGGGCTGTTTGACCTGATGCTGGAGCAGGGTGGCTCGGAGCCAGGGTTCATCAACGCCGCATGTGCCCTCAAGCGGGCCCCTTGGTTCCGAGGGGTCAATCCCTGTGCCGAGATCCTCCTGGGTGCGAAGTCGTTCTGTAACCTGACAGAGACCAACCTGTCGGCCTTCAACGGGGACTTGGTGGGACTCTTCCGGGCCCACTACCTCGCCGGCCGGATGAACTACCGGCAGACCTGTGTGGACCTCAGGGACGGGATCCTCCAGACATCGTGGCATGAACTGAACCAGTTCCTGCGTCTGTGTGGTGTGGGGGTGACCGGCATCGTGCAGTGGGAAGAGGCCGAGACCCCGGCCGCATGGGGGGACCTCCGGCACTTCGCCCAGAAGGGAGCCAACGACATGGCCGATGAACTGGCCCTGCCGCGCTCGAAGGCGATTACCACGGTGAAGCCTAGCGGGACCCTCAGCAAGATCATGGACACCACGGAAGGCGTTCACAGACCAATGGCGAAGTACATCCTGAACAACGTCATGTTCAGCAAGCACGACCGTCTGGTCCCCCTGCTGAAGGCCGCGGGCTATCGAGTGGTGGAGCACCCGCTGGACGACACCGGGGTCCTCGTGACCCTGCCGGTGGCCTATGAGGATGTGAAGTTCGACACTGTGATAGTCGAGCGGGATGGCAAGGAAGTGGTACTTGAAGTCAACAAGGAGTCCGCGGTATCACAGCTTGAGAGATACAAGNTGTTGATGGACAACTATGTGGATCACAACTGTAGTATCACAGTTTCGTATGACCCGCAGGAGATCCCTGAGATCACCAACTGGTTGTATGAGAACTGGGACCACTACGTTGGAGTCTCATGGTTACTGAGGAACGACCCGACCAAGACCGCGGCCGACCTGGGCTACCCGTACCTGCCGCAGGAGGCAGTGACCAAGGAGGTCTACGACGCCTATGTCAGTGGTCTGATCGAGGTGGACATCGACCAAGCCAACAGCTTCGAGGAGGTCCAATCCGAGGAGTGCGCGGGGGGTGTTTGCCCCGTGAGGTGATTTAGGCTGCCTTCAGGAATACCCGAGGGTCCCGCTAAGGGGCCCTTGGGTTTCCCCCTTCAGAGACTACCTACATGCAACCTAAACTACCTGTCTACACTGAAGAGTTGATCTCTCAGTTAGACCTACAGTATCCCCACAGGTGTCCTTCCATAAGTGACCTAGATCGTGAGATATGGGTCTACAAAGGTAAGCGGGACCTGATAGACACACTCAAGGTTCTCCTCAAGCGCGATGCCGAGGAGAGTAACATTCTCGATTCTTGAACGGAGAACATCACAATGGGCCTATTCAGCAGCGGCAGTGGCGATGCCAAGAAAGCCCGCCAGCAGGCGGCTGCGGATGCTGAGGCATCCCGTCAGCTCCAGCAGTCACAGTGGAATGAGCAGAAAGCCCTGAACGCTGAGAACAAGGCTCAGGAGCGCATGATGCGTCTTCAGGGTCTCCGCTCTCTGTCGTTCGACCGTGAGCGCAGGGCGGCCCTCAAGGGCACCTTGGGCTTCAAGGCTTTCAAGGGCCAGGGTCGCAACATCGGCGCGTACAAGAGCTACAAGAGCAAGTTCTCGTGGGGCCCCCCGGCGGCAGCGAAGTCGTCCGCGGGATCCGCTGGGTATCGTAGCCCAGGCCAGAAAGTCACCGATGCGTGGAAGGCATTCACCTCCAGCTCCGGTGGTGCTGCCAAGATGAAGGCCGGGATTGATTTCCAGGCCGCCGTGAGTGCGGCCAGACAATCGCGTGGTGGGGGCACAGTGCCCGCGGCCACTGGTGCCGCCAAGCTGCGAGAAGGCTTGATCAAACTGAACTCCAGGGTCTAATCCCCCGAGGGCCCCGCTATGGAAATGTACGGTCCACTGCGGGCCCGCTATGCGAAGCTCTCGGGTGACCGAGAGACCTACCTGATGCGGGCCCGTGACGCAGCGAAGGTAACCATCCCGACGCTAGTGCCTCCCGCGGGAGCCACGAGTCACACCAAGTACCCCACCCCATACCAAGGTCTGGGAGCCCGAGGGCTCAACAACCTTGCGTCGAAACTACTCCTCACGCTGTTCCCCCCTAACTCCCCCTTCTTTCGTTTGTCCCTCCCCGACTCCGAGTACGAGAAGAAGACCCAGAACAAAGACCAAGCTGGAGACCTGAAGACCGAGGTCGAGGTTTCCCTGAGCTTGCTTGAGGTTCGGGTCAAGAACGAGATCGAGAGCACCAACATCCGAGTGCGGGCCTTCGAGGCCCTGAAGCAACTGATTGTCGCCGGCAACGTGCTGCTGTACTTGCAGCCCGAGGGCGGCATGAGGATCTACAAGCTGAACCAGTATGTCGTGAAGCGTGCCCCCAATGGCAAGGTGCTGGAGATCATCATCGAGGAGGAGGTCGCTCCTCAGTCCCTGACCCCTGAGCTTCTGTTCCAGGCCGAGGTCGAGATGGACTCGGACGGCCAGTTCAAGCAGAAGTCCCTGAAGCTGTACACCGGCATCAGGTGGGAGAACCTGCTGAACCAGTTCGAGATCACCCAGGAGCTGAACAACCGGCCCATCATGGATGTCTACGGGACCTTCCCCGAGGATGTCATGCCGTGGATCCCCCTGCGGTTCACCAGTGTGGACGGCGAGGACTACGGTCGTGGCTACGTTGAGGAGTACCTGGGCGACCTGAAGAGCCTTGAGGCCCTCACCCAGGCAATCGTTGAGGGCTCCGCGGCGGCAGCGAAGATGCTGTTCCTGGCGGATCCCAACGGTGTCACCCGGCGTGAGGACATTGCCCGAGCCCCTAACACTTCCGTTATCTCCGGTCGTGAGGGTGACGTTACGGT